GATTCTCTTTTACCAGAAAGCGCATCGCTGTAACGTTTTAAAATATCGTTAAGACTCTTCGTCATTTGTTTCTTCCTCTGAATTATCTTCTATTTCTTCTTCTGTTTCAGCGTCAGCAACATCTTCTGGGTTGTAATTATACATTTGCTGTGCAATTGCAATCTTTTTATTTTCAACTGCGCCACGAATTCTATCAACTATGAGATCATTAAATGCAGTTTCAAAATCTAAAGGTTTCTGTTCAATCGCAGAAACAACTAAATCTGATAAATCATATTTATTATCCATAATACATCATCCTTTTTATTGTGTTCCACCAAGCTGCTGAACTAAATCAGGGTTCTTGGCAATTACTTGAACAGCAGCTTTATAAGCAGACTGATCTTGCATACTTCTATTTTCTACGCCCTTTTCTTTCATCTGTTTTACGAGAATCATTGCTTGACGTACGTCTTCTAACTTTTGTCTGTCTTCGTCGGAAGCGGGTTCGCCGCCTTGGTCTTGTTGACCACCGCCTTGCTGTTCAGCTGCCATCTGTTCGTTCTGCATAATTAGCGGATTAATCCAACGTGGGTCACCAGATTGATTTTCCATTTGGATATATGCGTCTTGCATTTCAATATCATCTTCAGACTGAAGAAGAACGTTCTTGCGAATCCATGCATGTGAAACATATTTACCAGCCATGTCCTGCATATCGCGGGTCTGACTAATTCTGTTCTGTAGGATTTCAGCTTTCTTAAGTTCAGCAAAGTAATTATCTTTGGCAAATTCAAAACGAATTAACCCTTGTAATTGCTGCCAATCTTCAACAGTGGTAATTCCCTTAAGAACTAACTGCTTCTCAAGCATCTTAACAAAAAGGTGTGAAAATCTATTTCTTAAACGTACAATGAAACGCTCGAACTTTAATTCGTCGCGAGTAATTTCTGTAGCTCTACCGATTGAGAACAAAGCATCTGAGTTCAAACGGCTGACCGGAACGTTTAATGTTTGAAGGAATTTCTTTTGGAAGTATAATACGTCATCCATCTGACCTAAGTTTTGGCCACCAGGAAGTGTAGTTACTTCTGTACCTCTGCCACCTTCGCGGCGAGGTAGCCAATAATCTTCAAGCATCGTCATAAACTTACGATCATCTCTAACCTGCCCAGTAGCAGCATCGTAAATTAAACGGTTCTTGTGCTTGACCATAATATCGCGGACATATTGTTCCGCCTTCATCTTTGGTAAGTTGCCAACATCAATGTACCAAATTCTTCTTTCAGGAGCACGAGCAAGACGGTAAATAACCAATGCGTCTTCAAGAGTGCTTAACTGATTCAAAGCTTTAATAGCTTTGTGCAAATAAGATAAAACCAACGTGCCTTGGTTGTCAGTTAAACCAGACACAACGTGAACGATAGAATCTTTGGAGATTTTTAAACCGTTGGTATTTGTGCCAACTGCTTTGTTACCGAAATTGAAACCTTTGTCGTTGAAAATATAATACTCGTTAATGACTTTGGTAACGACTGGTTCGGCTAGGTTCAAACCAGCCTTTTTCTTTTGAACTTCTCTAATCTTACGAATCTTACGAGGGTCAATATATCTAAGTTCTTTGATGCCTTCTTTAGGATTCTTTTCGTCAATCACAACGTGGTAATACAAACGTCCATCAATATACCAACGGCGATAAATTTCATAAGCATACTTGTTAAATTCAATAATTTTTAAGCACGTATCAAACTCTTCTCTGATAACTTTTTTCAATTGTTCAGAAACGGGTAGATCGTCTAATATAATCTTAACTAAATTCTTATCATCGATGGCTATAGATTCGTTAACAATTTCATCAATGGCTGAATCGCATTCTGGATTAAGAGCCATTTCGCGATACTTGGTAACTAATTCAGCCTCAGATCTTACTGTTCCGTCTAAATCGACGTAAGTACCATAAGCACCACCAGCTGAGATTACTACTGCGCCATCATCGCTTTCTTTTGTAGAAGCAAAGGATGCTAATTCTGGTTGCTTATCTTTTCTTTTAAATTCGAAGCCGAATAATTCTGCCATAAAATTCTCCAAAAAGGGGGATACTATGATCCCCCATCACCTTTAAATAATATTAAGTTGGACCGTTTACACCATCTTGCTCAGCGAGAGCACCATAAGTGTTAACTCCACCAGCCTTCTTATCGGAAGTTTCCACTAGTGGGATCCAATAATCGTAAGCAAAGTTTACAGTAAATTCTTCAATAGCGTTAGCTGATTCCCAATTCAAACCAATTGAGCCAATCTGAGTTGGGAAAGCACCAACTAGCTGATATGCACGAATGGTAGAACCGTCTTTGCCGTACTGAATAACATCAAGGTCAACCTTATAGTTTTCAGTAGACAAAGCTTGGTCTCTTACGTTTGCAACCATACGGTTCATTGCATTAGACCAAGTTTCGAACATAGAACGTACTGAGAAATCTTCGTCGTTCATTACAGTTACCGCCCAATCAGCAAAAGCTCTTTCACCAGCTACCTTAATACGACGACCAAAGTAAGGAATTTCAATCTGGCTTAGATTTGATTCAGGAAGTTCAGCTGTCTTACAAACGAAACGGAACTTGTCTACGGAAACGTTATCGATACCAATACCAGCTGGTACTGACATGAACACATTGAAGAGAGATGGTCTGGCGCCACCGTACACCAGACCGTTAGACTTGAATGCGCTAATATTAAATGGCATTTATTTTTACTCCTTTGAGCTTTAATCTATTTATTAGAACTTGCCGACAACTTCGGAGAATTGAACGCCAGTCCCAACAGCTACAAAGTTCAACTGAATAAAGTTAATGCTTCTAGCTGGCTTGATATAAATGTCACCCACAAACTGGTTAGAGTCAATAACCTGCGCAGTATTGTTAGTTTCGTCGCAAACAACCAAGAAGTCAGTGATACCACGACGACCCTGAATGTTACGTAGGTATGGAGTTACAAGGTTCTTGAACTGTGCTCTAGTGAACGCATCGTTAAACTCGAACAGAGAATACTTAGCGGCAGTAGAAATAGCCTTTTCAAGAACAATAAACAAGCGGCGAACGTTGATACGGTCGAACGCAGATGGCTTGGCCAAGAGAGTCTTATCACCGTAAAGCACAGTTCCCTGACCTGGGAAAGTAACCACTGGGTTTACACCGTTATTGTAAAGAACATCACGTTCAGCTTTGCGAGGATTCCAAGCAAGCTTTACAACGTTCTTGATGTTACCACGGTTTAGACCAGCTGGTGACCACCAAGCGTCATTAGTCTGATCGGTACGAGCACATAGACCAGCAACGTCACCGTTTAGAGGAATCCAACGGTAGATATCGTTGTAACGATCATACTGATACTTATATCCTGAGTCCAAAACAGCGTAAGAAGTGCTACGAATAGCGCCTCTCCAATTCTTCAAACTCAGTGCTTCGTTACCAACGTTATTAAGAACCTTTGCTCTATCTGGAGAAATTAAAGCAACGCAATCTTTACGAATTTCACAGATATTGTCAATGATGTAGTTTGCTAGCTGGAAGTTAGAGATTGTTTCGCCGCCGACTACAGTAGTTCCACCGACTGGCTTACCCTGTAGAACGAGAGAAATATCGATATCTTCAGTTGATACAAACTGATCATAAGCAGCACCCAGAATAGAAAGAGTGGCAGTTGATTCATTTAGACCATCAGCACCAAATCTCATAACCATATTGGCTGGAATTAAGGGTGTTGCAGGAGCAAGATTTACAGCAGTGTTAGAAAGAGCACCTCTGCGATCAGAAGCCCACCAAATGTATTCTGAGTTCTGATTAATTACATCTTTGTAGTAATTAGTTGTACCATCGTTATTCTTGGCATCAGTAGCACGAGAAAGACCCTTATAAACTTCAAGAACTGATCCTGGAGTTCCAGTAAATCCACCACCTTCGTCTACAACGACTACGTGAAGCTCGTCATTAATTTCAGTGTTGCCGTTGAAACGCTGATAATCTGACTGGCCAGGAGCACTTTCTACAACATTGAAGTAGTTCCAATAACGCTGTGCAGTGTTAGAAATATAGCTTTCTCTTAATCTGTATGGATCCTGATAATTAATTACAAGAGCACTAGTATTAGCAAGCAACTTATGACCAGTACCACCAAAAGCTGTCAAAGCAATAGTTGCGCCGTAACGAGTTGTAGATAACTTGAATCCTGAAGTGTTAGCTTCTTTTACATAATAAGTTGTTCCACTAGTCAAACCACCAATAGCGACACCAGTGGTGTTAGAATAGATAACTGCATCACCATCTGTCAACACTAATTCTTTATTATCGGCTGTAATAAATCCTGAAGAAAGATTAACGAATCCTTCAGCACCATTAAACGCAACATTTGCTGTAGCATTTGCGGATGTAGAAACTGAAGTAATAAGGAGATATTGTGAACCAATATTGCTATTTCCAGCAAGGATGTAATCACCAACAGCAAAGTAATTTTTTATTGCTTCTGGTTTTGTGTTTGCTGAGCCTAAAAACTTAATCTTAGAAACTGCAGAACCGATATCGTAAGAGATGTGTACATTAGCACTAGATATATCTGCTATATCAATCATTTCGCTAAAGCTGTTTGCATTATCAACAACAGAAACTTTAATAGAGTTACCCAAAGCTCCATGGAACTTAGCAACATAAAGAACGTCTGGATCGAAGTTACCCTCTTTAGAAGTATATTCGTTTTCGTTCTTTACGATCTGGTTTACTAAATTAGCAACGACAGCAGAAGTGTTAGAAGCATCAACTGCAACAGCACTGTATGCAGTATCAGGACGAGCGAAATAAGCCGTGGTTGGAGAAGCGGTGTTTACGGATGCTCTTTTTGAAAGTACAA